TGACTGTGCTATCAACGATTAAGTGACCGTTTGCATCATAGCTTCGTGCAGATGCTTTATCGAATGCGACTGTGTTTTTATTCATGCCTTTAAACACTTATAAATAAAATTGATAATAACATAGAGGAGGTAATAAAAAACCACCCGAAGGTGGTTTGGTGTAATTTAGATTACTTTAAATCTGACTATAGTGCCACTTGTTATCGTAACTGGGCTTGCAGAAGTATTTCTTAATTTGAAGTATTGATTCCACTCAACACCGCTTGACCGTTTTCTAATCATATCTACAACAACACTACCGTCTCCAAAAACAAGAAGTGGCTGAACAAAACTATCATAGTGAGCATTAACAAAGCCAACAGAAAGCTCGGAGCTTGATGAGTTTGCGGGTATTGTTATGTCGCTTGCAAAAGTATATGTCGTGCAAAAATCACGATCATAGTTTGTTAAGTCCCACCCCCCCAATGTTTTTTGACCTTGTGCGAATACCCCTGCTCTACTTGATTTTATTAATGTTGTAAGCATTGCGTATATAATGTTTTGTTGCTGAGCATGTGGATTTAGCAACTCTATTTGCATTGTCGGATACTGAGATAAGGCGGCAGGGGGTACATAAATATAACCACCTTCGAACTTATAGTTATTTAAATACAACTTATTGCATCCAATTGTGTGTGTTCCCGTCTTTGTATCTTTTAGTTTTGCGTTGTTGATGGTTACATTATTTGCACGTATATTTGCAAAGCTAAATGATGTGTCAGAGTTGATAATATATTCATCTGCCACAGCTCCAACAATTAAGTGTTTGCGAGATACTACAGAAACATCGTTATTGACAATATGTGTTATATCAAACAGCATTGTACCAAATAGTTTCTTTGTTGCTAATGTGCCATCAAAGGGTTCAACATCCACCATCGCCCCATCTTTTTGTCGAAAAATTTCAAAAAGTGGCTGAGATGTTGCTGGGTTTTCAATATATGTGGCTTTTAAGTGAAATGTTGTATTTCTAAAAACATCGGTTTGATTTACATGCGGCTCACGCATCAAAATCACGGGGAGCGTTCTACGGTCAGAATAAAAAATACCGTCAATTTTAACCACATCCCATACTTTGTGGGGTGCAAAATCATTAGCTGTTTGCGCTTCAATCATCAATCCCATTGCTGTTAAAATAGAACCGCGACTATCGCAATTTAATATTTCAAGTGTTCCATCTGCGTATGGGGTATCTGTTCTAAGAGTTACCAGTCCTTCAGTAGATGTACAGTTTTCAACTTTTAATGATCCACCCGCCCAAGAAACACCTTTGTTCATGTGCATATTTGCAACATGCCCGCCGTAACCCCAATGGTCATCAACTCCAGATACGTGACAGTTATCCCAAGAGTTCATAAATCCATGACGACCACTAATACCCTTCGCGCTTTTTGTAGGGTAGTCACTGTCTTGGTAAGTTGCATTTTTATATTTCAAGTACGATGAAACGCTTTGAGAAAACGCATACGAATCAGTGTTCGGCTTATTTGCACCAATTAATGTTGAATTCGAAATACAGCCGACACATCGGTTGTGGTGAATTAAAACACCGTCACTTTGACGACCAGACGCATCAACTACAATATTATCTGTTCCACGATATTTGTAACTCATCTGAATATAGTAAGTTAGATTGGGATGGTCATCAGTCGGAATGACCCGAAATCCGCTAATCTCGAACGGAAGCTGCTTCTTGACGAATCTAACTGTAACTTTACTTAGATCATCAAAACCAAACGGTAGCGGATCGCGCATAGTATAAATACCATCGACAATATCGACTGTGATATTTTTTGTATAGTCTTCGGCATACAGTGGGCGATGAATTGCAAGCTCTGTCGATGTTAGTACAGCAAAATAGTTAGCAGGATTTGGTAATGGTGCGCCTTTTACATTTAAAACAGTATCACCTTTATTTAAGCTGTTAAAAACATCTGTTGCAGCATGGACTGTTACATTTGGATTATCCATTGATAAAAACGGAGTGTACCCACTAAGACCTTTGACTCGAATAATAGCCCCATCACTTTTGATGCTAATATTTTTCGTGATTGATCCGTTAATTCCAGATGCATCCCAAAAATACTCACCATCACCTTTAGGTAGGAATAATGTTGCACCATCTGGTAAGCTATTTGCATAATTTATGAATGCTGTTGAAATGTCAGTGCCGTCAGTATGACATCCGTGGTGTTGCGCATTGTTGATCGGGTTTTCTTTCACCCACTCAGTAGTATCAACATTTGGGTTAGTTGTATTATTAGGCTCAGTAGATTTAACAACAATACCGTTTGCTAAAATCACACGATCATTTAAATTATAACCGCCAGATTTTGCATACCAAGTTGCACCACCTTGGTTGTTTATTTTCTCTTGAGTCTCTCCATTTTCATTAATAACAACAGAGTCAGGAACACCACTATCAACAACAATTGAGTCAATAGCATTTTGCCATTCTTGTATTTTTAATAAAGACCTTTGCTCTAATGTTGCAAGAGTCCAAACAAGTCTGCCAAGTCTAGTTTGCACCTGTATCTCTGGGCCATCATTGACAATATCTTCTAGTGCTTGCGCATCAACATGAGCATCAATCAAATCCTGCCTTGTTATAATTTGATCTACCATTATTTAATACCTATTCAGAAAAAATCTAAGTCATTTTGATAATAACGCGAATCATAATTAATGCACGTAAGCATATTGGTCATTTTACTTTGTGGGCGTAACTCTGTCATTAAGAAAGGTTTTGGCGCAGGTGATGAGCTTAAAATTAATTGATAAGTAGCACGACCAATTGCTAGATTAACCAATGGCATTCGCGTCAATTGAACAGAGTATTCATCTAAATAGGTACATGGCACAATATCAACAGTAGCATTTGGTAATTGAAGATAAATATTATAATCACCTGACTGTGGTATTGGTTGTGATAAATAAAGCTTCAACCCATCAACAACCTCAACTTCACCGTCAATAGTTTCAATAGTTGTATTGTCAGCAACTAGGATACGATCCATTCGAGCCAATAACTCTGATTCCTCCCATGCTTCAAACTCAACAGATATGTTGCGATATTTGAGCTTGTTCCATTCACGCCATGCGCGTGTTTTAGCTTGTTCATCTGATCTTATGCCCGATGTTTTGATCTTTAGTGTGTTGATTGGGTTGCTATCATCGGTTGCAACATACGTAATCCGCGTATCATCAGATGGGCTTGTATATTCAACCTCAACACCATCATAATTATTATCAATACCAAATGACTTTGTGCGCTTTTCAGAGTTTGGAGCTTTGTTTGTGTGGTTAAATAAAAGCACTGAATTATCTTGCGGCTTCTCAGAACGAAGGCGTAATTTTGATCCATAGCGGTACGCCTCACAAAAAATGGTTGATGCAATCATGCCGGCCATTTCTTCAAATGATAGATTATTGTCATCAAATGTATAGCTAAATTCAGCAGCTTTTGAGTTTCCAAAGTAATCAATAACCGACTGTTCTTCTGCTAGTATTTGAGCTACATCAATTTCAGCTAAAGTTCTTCGCCCATTCTTTTGGTCAAGCGCAATATTAATTAATGCTTGTGCTGCCGACTTTGTTGCAGTTAATGTTCCGGTTCCGTTTAGCTTTAATTTCCGAGTAACAAGACAGTTCAATTTTCGCTCTTTAATTGCGTACAAGCCATCGCTTGCAATTGCCTCTGATTGAATAACTGTCACATCGTTGTAGGTGTGTATATCAGAAACCTTTGAAGCGTAAACCGCTTTTACGCGACAATCTTCAGTTCCTTGACCATCAACAGCATCAACGCGAGAAACCCTGAATCTAAGGGGTCCAGAAAATGGTAGGTCTATATTAATTGTTCTACCAAAAGGATTGAGATATTTACCATAAACCCTTGTTGTCGAATTATATACTGCTCCTACTGGATTGTTGTTTGAATTCAACTGCTGATATTCAAACTGGATAATAACATCGTCGGGATCTCTGCGCCCACTGCTAGAAGTCCAGTAAATCCCCTGTGGAAAAGTAAAATTTCCAGTCAATCTGGTTGCCCCATCCATATTGATGTTGTGCCATCCAATCCACTTCCCATTTATTTTATCAATTCCGATTTCAACAATCTGACCAACCGTACTTGTCAAAACCTTACCCCAATCATCATTTACTAATTCTGGGTTATTTAATGTGATTTGTGTTGCTGCAACAGATTGAATGCTATATGTGCCATCAAGATCAATAGAATTCTCATTGTCTTGAAGTAAAATACCTGATGATAATGTTTCTGTTGATGTTACTTTAGACCACGCAGGGTTTACGCTAGATGGGTTGAGTAGCGTTGCTGTGTAAACAATCCCACTTTTTACAATTGACTGAGCATAATAAGAACCTGATAAATCAAATAACTGATCTTCATAAATCGGATTGTTAAATTCGTCAATACCTGTTTGAATTGCTAGTGTAATCAGCGCCCCTGTTAAAACAATCGTTTGATATAAATCATAAAAATTTATATCCAAGGAAGATGTAAAAGTAACAACCCCTGACTGGTTGATGCTAATATTTCCGGACAATGAATAATCATTCACTCCAAAAAATGCATTACGAATAACGATTGAATCACCACTTGCAAAGTCTGTTGTGAAATTTAATGCGCTGCCAGCTCTTAGTTTAATTAATCCGCCAACATCGAAATACACATCTGTTGAATCAATTTTTGCATCGTTTGGTTGCGATAGCGATTGACCAGTGATTGCAGATGACTTAATAACTTGCAAAGGTAAATCTGTAAACTCTCTGCCCGATCTGTAAATTGGATTTCCAATAATACTAACATTCGGGTCATAAATTGAAATTGATGTTCCAACAATATCTTCAATGTCTGTCGACGCGTCTTTTACATCATTAATAAGATAATACCCACTCCCCACACAAAGCATTGATCTTTCAATTTCAATCCCATCATCATTGAAATAAGTATATGTTTCAGCAATTAAATCAGGATACGCACGAACCGTACCGAAAATATCAGGAATACGCCCACCCAACCGTACCGTATTCGCCCTTCTTGCGATTTCATTGTTAGGTGATTGCGGTGCTGATACTTGCGGCTTAGGCATGGTTAAGAATGTATAAATACTTAAGGCTGCGGTAATGGCAACAATTACATAGAATATAATTTGAATCCACGCAGGGTAGATAACAACTATAATATCGCCATCGAGTGAGTCGGCATAATTCTCATTTTTTTGTAATTCTTCAGTTATGTCATTGTCATCGTGCCATGCCATATGAAAAACTTTTGCATTTTTGGGGAATTCATTAAACTCAGATTTAAGGTAATCTAAAACGCTATCAACTTCAGCGACAGTCTTTTTTTCTGAATCATAAATATCATAAATAATATGAACGCGCTTCATTTATAGAAACTCACTTTTCTAAATCCGATTGTTAAGCATTCTAGCGGAACATACTGCACACCGCGAACCCCTAAATGAATAACACGACCATGATAAAATATACCAACATGCGAATCAGAACGCTCATTGTTATATAGAAATACAAT